TTGGCCGTAATACTGTTGACTTGTATCTTGTCGGCGTTGACAGAATTCGCGGCAAGCTCATCAGTGTTGATCGCACCTGCCGCAACTTCTGATGCAGTAATCGTATTAGAAGCAATTTCATTAGCTGTTATTGCATTCGCTACAATTTTCGGCGTCGTAATTGCATCATCTGCAATTGTGGTTGTCGTAACTGCACCGTCAGATATTTGATCTGAACCAATGGCGTCATTAGCAATGTCAGAAGAGCCAGCTACGACAGACGTTGCGTTAAAGCTAGAGGTCGCCGCTGACTTGTTGCCCGAAAAGTCTACTGACTTTAGCCAGAAATAACGCGTGACCGTCCCTGACAATCCGCTGACGATGTATTCTTCGCCGTCTACTACAGCAGTCGGGTTGGCAGGAATGCTGTTACTTGTATTTACAAACACCTCTGTGTGCTTGAAATCAATGTCGCTAGGGTTGTTCCACTCTGCTGTGATGGTCTGTATGCCGCCGGTAGCACTTGCAGATGTCGGCACGCTTGGTGCTGACGTGTCGCCATTAAGTGCTTGGTTGCTAAGGGTTGTCCCTGTGCTACTCACACCAATAAGGTTTTCTGCCTGAACCCTAAAGTCATAATTAGACGTTATATCTAAGCCTGATATGTAGACACGAGGCTCACGAGTAGAAGCATAAAAATAGTTTGTAGTTCCTGTCTTGTTGTAGCGGACCTTGTAAAGCTCAACGAAGGCATCTGTAACCGGCGTCCATGTCAGGTCTACGGCGCTGATTAAATTTCCATCTGGCCCTTTGAATGCTGTTTCTGTCAACGCTAGATTAGTGACGTTAGCAACGGTTCGCCCGTCATACAGGTCTAACTCCCCACCGCTTAAAAAGTCCTCTTCGTCGCTAGTATTCCAATCGTAAATAGCGGCGGCTGTTTCAATACAAGCCAAGTTCACGGCAAGTGCGCCACCATCTGCAATGGCTAATGAGTAGTCGATAACTTGAAAGACCTTGGAGCTGTAGTTCAGCCGGTCGTTCGTCACATTGATCGTGTCGCCAATCTTAACCTGCAAGCCTTTAAGGTTTACCGTCATGTTGATAACGACTTGCTGGCGTGACTTGAGCAGTGCGATCTTCGCAAGTCTCTGAGCCTGCGTGTTGTTAGTTACGAACGGCAAGGCCATATCTAAATAGATTGGGTCGCCGTCCTCTGTGGCGTACGTAGAGCTGATCTGAGGCGGGTAATCCAATACCTTGTAGTTCTTCTCCTCAGAAACGAAAATGCCTTTGACGCCATTGTAGACGCCTCTGCGCGACTGCTTAGTCTGCGTTTGTATGTCACTAATAACGTCTGCTTCTGTAAACGTAAGCGTAGGCGTCTTGTACTCAGCACCATCAATGAAATACTTACCGCCTGAGTAGGTCAGCATTCCGCCCATTGATGCCAGTAGCTGTTCAATGTTGGCTCTGATTTGGTTTCCCGTCTCTATAACGCCATTACATTGGTAGCGGTCTTGAGTGCCACCAGCGTCAATCGTGACTTGTTCTTCGCAAAGGTTAGCGGCGGCAGTAAGCGCAGTGCTATCTATGTTGGCTGTAACTTCGCCAAGCCCGTACTTGTCGTCGAGCATATAGTCGCGCAAACATAACGCAGGGTTTTGACTCCAGCCTGTACTTGAACTGCGAGGATCGTATACCTTTTTACCCTTCAGAACGGCGGTGATGTTGGGGACGCCCTGCGGAAACTTGTCTGCATCCCACTCCAGCCTAAATGCAATGTAAGCGATGCCCGACAGCTTGTGATTAGTAGTCCATAGCACATTGGCGTTTACGAGGTCAGTCGATGCGGCCTGCCCGTCAGTGCCAAACTTCCGGTCAATAGTGACGTAAGTACCCCAGTCGCTTTGGAACCCGCCACTGAGCGTCCACACTTTCTTATCGTTGAACCAAATTTCTTCGTAGCTTTCTATTTCGTGGCTGGCAAAGGCGATAGCCATGTGCAGGTATTTATTGTCATCGCCTGAGTTGGATATAAATACAACCTGACCACCGACGCGCATCTTTCCGTAAACGATTTTGCGTGAGCCAGCAGGTTCGCGACTGGTCTGTGTGATACCCCGCATCTGTGCGCCAAGATTGGGCTTCGGTGCAAGCGCACGAGATACCATCGACAGGCCAGCGCCAAGAGCAAAGTATCCAAGGCCAACTGCGAAGCTAGTTACAAATCCAGCCAGTGCCGCACCGCCTAAAGAAGCTAATCCTGCAACTGCCGCAATAGCCATGTGCTTACCTCAGAACTAAAGAGTAGACGCGTTCGATTTCTTCAAAGTTCAATCGCTCAAGGATTGCGTCGAAGGGCTGATGCGCTTTGGTGTTGATGTGTAGCTTGGTAATGCCTTCAGCCGCTAGTGACTCAATGGCAAACTTAATGAGCTTTACGCCGGTCAAACCTTTGCGCGCTGGCTGAGTCAAAAAGATCACGTCGTTGTTAGCGAACAAGTGGTCGCGGTAGTGCAGTGACTTGCTGACGATGACCACAAAGTAGCCCATCATTACGTCGTCTTTTCTAGCTGTGTAAATCCTGAGCGCGTTGACGTTATCAAGTCGTGCATAGCCTTCCCAATCAGGATTCATCTTAATGATGTCTTTGTTCAAGGCTATCTCTTGCCAATGCTGTTCAAGCAAAGGCTCAATCTCTCGCCTGACTTTTGCTAGGTTTTCAATCGCAAATTCCATGACTAGTCCCTTAGTTATTACGGAAGCTGTGGCGGGTTTGCCGGTGCATCTGGATCGGCATTTGGACGCCCGCCGCCACCAACTACACCACTGCGTCCCCACACAATCTCTTTCTCAGCCATGTCAGCAACAAACTCCAAGCCCTTGTCATTAGGGAAGTCGATCAGCTGATCCTCTGCGGTATAGCGTCTGACGCGTGTGCGCTCAAACCCAATCAACCGATTTTCAACGGCTATCTGTATCGTGGCAGTTTCCGATGAGTCATTAATAACCATCGTGTCCATGAAGCCACTGAACACGTTTACTGGCGTGCTTATGACGCCGTTGCTAGCATCCATAGCGCCAAGCAATACTTTAAGCTCACGGCCTTGGTAGTCCTCGTCACGTGCTTTAGCTAATAATGGGTCAGTGATTCCTGACAGGGTTACTGTGATGCCGTTGGCTTGTAACTCTGACGTTTCTGCTATTTCACCGATGGCTAACAATGTGCCAGCACCTACGTAGTCAACACTGCTGACTGTAAGATTGCCCACGCCGTTCCACAGGTTTAGATTGCCGGAATCAAACGCGCACTGTACTAATATGATCGGGCGTACTAAATCGGCGGTAACTGCCGACTGCATCGCTGATGTCAGTGATCTGCTCATATAGCCTCAACGCAAGCAAAAGTGAAACCGTACAAACTAGCCTCGTTGATACTCCATCCAATGTCATTGCTTGCTAGTCGCCATGTGCCTTTCGGCAGTGTGAAGTCCATAGGGGTCGATGAGCTAATCGCTGATCGAAGTGGCGGCATTATATCAATCGAGCTTCCCGAAATGTCGGTCACGATGTATAGCGCACTGCCTGTTTCAAAGTAATCCCCAGCGACCACGCCTGACGTAGAGCCGGTGACAGTTGTAGCACCCGCTGTGCCGCTCGTGATTGCGCCTGTGGCCGTTGTATTGTGTATGGGGTTGCCCATCGTAAAGGTGCCAGCCTGACCGCGTAGAGAGGCAAAGAACGCCTCTACCTGCTTGGCGTCAGACCGCTTGAGTGGTGGCAGTTGAACCTCTGCTTCCCATCTTACACCCTGATGCTGATAAGTCTGCTGGTCATAGGTAAACGGTGACTGGCTGACAGCCGTTGCCGACCTGAGCCGCATCGTCATCGACGTAAAGCCTACACTTGGAAAAGCCGCCATTATGCACCTACCATTGCTTTGCTGAAGCCACCGCCACGTAGTCTAGCATCTGCGACAGCAGACTTCGCCGCGTTGCTGATCTGAGGCAGTAAGTTTGCTATCTCTGCACGTACGGTTTGCTGTACGCCTGTGGTCACGTTGATGTTCTGCACTATCGTAACACCTGACCCTTGCCCTCTCGTGTGATCTAACACTGATTCATTGGGGTGCAAAATTGCAGGGAAACCGCCTTTGCCGTCTACACCACCCGCTCTTGCTCCGTAGCCTGTAAAGCCACCGCCGTTAAAGTCTGGAACTTGCGGGCCAGTTCTTGGCCCCGCTGGCTGTCCGTTTAGTCCTTTTGGAGCTGGAGTGCCAAAGGCACCGACAATCGCGCCGAATATCCGTTCAGTAATGTAATATTGAACGGCCATTCGTATAAGGTCATCAACCACTGATTTAGCCATGTTTTTCATTGCGTCGGCGAAGTTTTCGGCACCTGTAATCGCGGCAGTGAATCCGTTAGTAAACGCGTTCATTGTGTTGTTCGCAAAGCTAGTCACTAAATCTTCGGACTGAGGTAGCTGTCGGTTAAGTTGTTCTAAAGATTCAAGATATTTATTAACTACATCGCCATCGCCACTCTTGGGCGGCTCGCCTAGCTCAAGTTTAAAGTCTTTAATACTGCCTGTAAGGTTGCTAAAGAACTCATCAATTTCTGCCTGCGTGAAGCCTGTAAGTCCTTCAAGCGTCAAAGGGTCTATCGCGCTGAGGCTCGCTTTCATTCTAGCTAGATTTTGTAAACTTTCCTCTAGCCTTGGATTGGCTTTTGCTAGCACTTTAGAGGCTCTTTCTATGTTGCCCCATTTGGCAAACGCGGCTAGGTACGCGTTAGTGTCGCTGACAGTAGTTATTTCGCCATTTGCTTCCTTGTTAAATATAGCGACTGCTCTTTGTGCGCTTTGTATTAATTCGGACAGCGCCTTAATTTCGCCCATTGCGCCCATCATCTTTAAACGTATCGGTATATTCTTGACCTGATTGACCTTTTCAATAATACCGTTGATTCCGCTAATAATTGTTTCGCCAGCTATACGGAAGCCATTGACTAGATTGGTCGCGATCTTTCTGCCGATTTCAGCAAAGCCACCCTGAGCCTCGCCAAACTTTACCAATGACTTGCTGATAGATTCGACGATGAATTTAAGAGCGGGGGCTAAGGCCGCAGTGGTTTGGTCTAAAATACCTTTAAATATGCTGTTTAATTTGAGGAACTCATCGTTGGCATCTTCTACGCCTTGCGCCGCTTCTGACGACATAACAACGCCAAGCGCCTTAGCTTCTCCAAGCATTGCGGAAAGTCCGCCCCTGCCTTCAGAAAGCGTATTAACCAGTGCCGCGCCCTCTGAGTCAAACAGCTTAAACGCAATTCTTAACTTGTCGGATTCACTTTTAACGCCCTCAAAAGCGTCAGCAAGGACAAGCATTCGCTCATCGAGTGGGAGTTTTACAAGATCACGGGCGTCAATGCCTAGCTCACGGATCGCGCCTTTAGCTTCACCCGTACCATTAGCCGCTTCTGATGCTCTACGGCTAAACCGCTGAAGCGCCATATTCATCGTGTTGACTTCGACGCCTGTAATTTTGCCCGCATATTGCAAGGCACTCAGGGCTTCGGTTGTGGTGCCGATCTTACTGGCGGTTTTAGACAGGGCATCGGTGGCGAGAAGTGACTGCCTTACAAGTAAAGTTATGCCGCCAGCGCCAAGAACGCCGACAAGCGCAGTCTTCATGTTGAGCAATGGCTTGGTTAAAGTTCTAAGACCCGACCCAATTTTTTTAAGCGCACCTGATGTTTTATCAAGTGCCGTGATCTTAATTTTAACGTCTTGAGTCGCCATTATTCTGCTCGCTCAGTATGTGGAAGTACGCGAGCCATTCGTGGTACTCAGTAACGGATATCTGCTCGACTTCTTCTATAGTCTTATGAAGCCGATCAGCCAAGGCAATAAGGTTGAACCTCGACTGATCGGACGTCAGTTTTTTGCTAAGTCCTCCGCAGACTCAATCGTACCGAACATTTGATTAGCAATCTCAGAAACAACCGTCGTCTCTTCGCCCATCAGGTCGATCTTATCTTCAGCAGAAGTGAACAGCTTTTCCCCATCCTTAGACTCTGCCTTCATAACGATCAAATCAACCATGCTTGCAATGCTAGGGTTCTGCAAGACTTGCGGATGCTTACGCTGTAGCTCATTTAGGTCATAACAAGTGATGGGCCGACAATAAAGAGCAAACGCCCCGTCATCATCAGCCCACTCCTCGACCTCAATTTTACGGCGTGACTGCTTTCGGCGCGCTCGTAACTCTTTAGCCAGACCCATTAGTTAGACGCTTCTGTGACTGCGCCCGATACTTGCACGGAGAATGACGCCTCGACCAATCCGTCATAAGACGCGGAGATAGTCTTTGCAGTCACAACGCCAGCGCCAGCGTAATACTTCTCGCCGGTACCTGTTCCAGTTGGGTGAATTTCCCAATCAATAGCGGCACCAGAATCAAGCACTAACTGCTGTGCATCTGCGTCATCCCAAAGCGCATCGATAGTGAGCGTCGCGTCCTTGAGGCTGGAAAGGTATGACTTAACAGAGTCACCCATCACTGTATCTTCGATGGTGTCAGCAGTCTCGTCGATGCTGTACGAACGAACCTCACCGACAACTGCCTCTGTCCCACCGCTAACGGCGACCTTAACTGATCCTGTTGAGCCTTTATGTGTAGCCATTTGTTTCTCCCTTACGCGTCACCGCGTGTGTATGTATAAAGAATTTGAACGGTGACAATGACGCCGCCTACTGGGTCTATTGTACCATCATCCACCTCAACGCTAATAACTTGCGTATCAATAGCGTGACCGCCACGCGTCCTATCCTCGTCGAGCTTTTCGTCGATAGCCTCTACAATCTGATTGCGGGCTGTGTCGATGTTTTTGTGTTTCACAAAGCAAATCAATTCGTAGTCGATAGTTCCTTGCCTGCTCGACATACTTCCGCCAATGCTGGCGTCTTCTCGTGTCTCGTTTGCTGTGCGTACTAGTATGGCTGGGAATTGTGCGTTTGATAGCTTGTCAAAGTCGAATGGCTCACGCGTCACCTTCTTGACGTTAGGAGTCGAGATAGCTTGCAGTGCTGTCACAAGATTCGTTGCAATGTTTTCTCTAACGCTCATCGCCGTCTGTCCTTAATCTTGACCTGACCAAAATAAACGCGGGCCAAGTCTTTCTCTTCGCTACGGTTGAAGCCAAAAAACTTCCTTGTCTCATTAACCATTGCCGCTCGCTTTGCCGCATCAGGTCGGCTAAAGAATATCTCACCGACTTTTCTGTTGACGACTTTGCCTTGTAAAGCCGCAAGCATAGATGGCCGCTTTTTATATCGGTCACTTACTTTAGACATGACAGTCTCGCCATCACTGGATGGCTTGCCTTTCACTTTTTCGTAGCCAAACTCTAAATTAACCTTCGCTGTCTCTAAGCCAAGCGCATCTCGAACTCGCTTCCATCCACTGCTGTAGCTACCGAACCCGCCTCTGTAGCCTTTGCCTTGCGCTGTACGCTCCTCAATGATGGTCGTGCCATGTAGCACTGTGCGCGCCATTGCTCGCTTCTTACTACTGTTAAGATCCTTTTTGATGTCATCAGCCACACGCTCTAAGCGTAGCGGATTAGTCCTTACCTTTATCATCGGTTTAACCGATTAATCGGCACGATTTCTTTCTCTTTATCCGTAACCTGACCATCATCGTCAGCGTCATACTCAACGCCGTCTTGGAATACTGCGTCCATCTCTTCGCCATAACGGGCTTTGTAGAAGTCGATCATCGCTAAAAAGCGGTCGTCATCAACCCAGTTAGTTAACTGAGGCAATGCGTACTTCCACAACACAAGGTATGAGGCTGAACGAGTCCACTGTGACGCCGTCAAATAGCTTGAGTTCATTTCTCCAGCGATACCCTTACGGTGCCACCATTGATTGCGAATCTCTCGCTCCACGTCAGCCTGAGCCTTCGCGTGTTCGGCAGTGAATGCTGGAATCCCGAACTCAAAGATGTCAGGGATGATTGCTTCTAAATCGCTGTCGTCACTAAATGCCATGTCATCACCACTTCACTTTTGCCGCCCAATAGATTTTATCTAAGGGCGTTGCGTTCTTTAGGGTATCACCGTGTCGTGCATACCAAGCCGCTCGCATGGCCTTGTCGCGGGCCGACTCACCATCTCTAGGTGGATAAGTCTTCGCGCCTTGAGCGCCAAACCGTAGTAGCTTGATTACACCTTTGTAGCGAGCCAGAACCGCGTGTGAGCTAGAGGCGTGTCGTGGCGTGCGCTTTGCCACGTTGTAATCCTCAAATCGTTCACCGCGATAATTGACTGCCATATAATCCTCAGAGTAAAACGCCCCCGAAGGGGCGTGTACATCTTAGAGTGCCGCGTCGAAGAACATCTCTACACCGTAGCTGTCATCAAGCTCACCAACACCGTATACGGCGGTAGCATTAAGCTCGAAAGCACGCAGAGAGGCGTTGCGCTCTGTCTCAAGGTTGAAGTCACGCTTCATTGCGATACAAAGTGCTTCCGGTGCAAATACTGCGCCCTTAGCATCTCCGTTTCCATCAACTGAAATCAGAGCTGACTGGTACACGTCGATTCCACCGATAGAACCTACAAAGCCGTTGCGCATTGCTTCGTTCTGAAGGTCGCCACCGTTGGGGTTAGCAAACGTGTTAGTCAGGTTGGCTGACAATTGATAAGCGTGGAATGGGTGGACAACTGCCGCCATTGCGCCTGTTACCTTGTTTGATCGAAGAGTAGCCGCCGCTTTGAACAAGTCAGCAACTGTAATCTCTTGACCAGCCGCACCCAATGAACCAGAGAAACCATCAAATAAAGCGATGATGTCTGAGTCAATTTTCTCAGCGATTGCATTACCTAATACAGTGCCAAGCTCTTGAGCAGGGTTTCCTGCACCCATTGCCGCGATGTCAGTAAGCAATACTTGCGCACCAACTTCACCGACAGTAACAGTAACGCTTGAGGTTGTTACTGTGGTTGAAGACATATCAGTGCCTTCAGTCAGATCAGCCGCCGCGATTGATGGGTACTTAGGTACTTGAATCGTCTTACCAGCTACGTTTCCGATTTCGTAGTTAGTAATAAGCCCTTGGAGAAGGCTCGACTCGGCGGCCGTGTAACGAGCGGCCATGATTATATTAGCGAAAAGATCCGACAGAGTTGTTGAAGTAGTAGCCGCCATGATAAATCTCCTTTGATTAGCGGTTTATTTATTAGCTAACCTCATTGCACGGTAGGCTTCTTTGCCACCGCTATTCCAGCTAGCTTCCATTTCGACCGCCGACATAGGTTTCGACGTGGAACCACCAACCGCTGTCTGCGATCCTGCGCCACCTGATGACGCTTTCACGAAGTGCGGGTTCGAGGTCAAGAAGTCACCGACTAACTGATCAACGGATAAAAGCTCGCCTTGGTCGTTATAGCGTGGTGTTCCGTTCGCATCGTAAACCTCTGCGGTGCCGTCGTCAGACAGCCGAACCGAACCACGTAATAACTGACTGACTTGCTCTGCCGATACTGCATTGTTTCGGCTTGCCGCTGTCAGTAACGCTCCGTCTACCAATTGGCTTTCGAGGCGTTGCTTGTAAGTCTTTATTTCTTGATCCTTCTTTTCGACGGTCTGCCTTAGAATTGACTCGAACTCTCCGCGCTCTTTCTGCTTTTCAATTTCAGCTTCTTGCTGTCGTTGAAGAAGAGACTTAGCTTCATCGAGGTCGATACCATCTAGCTTCTTATCGTACTGTCGCTTAGTGCGAGCAACGCGATC